ACGACAATTATATTTTTATAAAGCCTTGCCATTTCTTTCATTAGCTCAATAATAGTTTTTGCTTTTGATTTCGTAATAATAGATCCAAACGCTTTCTGTGCATATTTAATTTTATCTTCATATGATAAAGGATTTTTATTATTATCTTGAGAATGTGTAAGAAATATTGACGGAGAAGCTTTCTCTGTTTTAGCAATGTTCATAACGGCATTGATAAGTTTTTCGTGGCCTGTAGTAATTGGGTTCATTCTACCCCATGAAACTACAGCCGTGTCTCCGCGCACGGCCTCTGCAATTACTGGTTCTAATTCAATATATTGAGAAGGATCAAATTCTTTAAAGCCTTTAATTTTCTTTTTCTTTGAAGAATCATCTTTTTCTTTAGCCATGTTTTTCTCCAGGCAGACAGTTTTTCTTTTATTTATAATATTTAGGTCTTTAAAGTATAGTTTTCTTTAGAGAAGAAAGTTTTCATACAATACTCTTTTTCTGTTTCATAATCGTGTGGGCATATTCTTTCACGTTTTTTCTCAGGATCTGTAAAAGTGGCTGTTTCTTTCCAATCAAATCCATACACATCAACATGTAAAGGTTCACAATGTGATATATAATCAAGCGTAATAAGACCTGTTGTAGGATTATTATGCTTGCCAGCTTTTCTTTTTAATTCACGATATAATCCATGATCAGGATATACAAAGTCAACAAGATGTAAATTATTAGGTGTCCTGCCTTGATGACCAGCGTGCATTTTTTTCACGTGTTTTGGAATATCTTTAAACATAGCTTTATATTCAGCTGTGTTCCAAAATACCCATATATCAGTTTTTGTACCATGACTTGTATACGCATCTTTACGAGTATACAATATTGCGGCTTTGTTCATTCGTAACACAACATCGTGGTTATCTATTTCTTGCCCATAATTTTTATCAAATAAAGATATAGCATTACCAATTACAGCTACTGTTTTTCCTGCAAACCAACTCTTCATTTTATTAACTCGTATTGTGATTTTTTATTATTGAACCATCTCATATGACAATATTTTTTTTCAAGCCTAAAATCATGGCGTTCATCTTCTAATTTATTATCATGAAAAGATGGAGTGCTTTTCCAATCAAATCCATATACTTTAACTTTCTTTGGATTATATAAAGAAATAAAATGCAATATCCTTAAACCTGTAGATGGTCTATGGTGGCCCAACTCTCTTTGTAAAAATTCTAAATCTATCTCTTTATTGTGAAGAATTTCAACAACATGATCACAGCGTTTATTTGTAACTTTTGTTGGATTCATAGTTTTAAACCAATTAAGAAACCATACGTCAGTTCTTTGTCCGTGAGATATTATATCAGTGGTATCATTTAGCATAAAGAAGCCTCTTTTAATTCTACAAACCACATCAGCAGAATCTATATCTTTGCCGTGTGTCGAATTAAAAAGGCTTCTTGCGTTTCCAACTACGGAAACTGTTTTCCCTTCGAAAACTTCTTTCATATTTACAGACCGTGCTGTTGACTATAATCTGTATATATTCTTTCACGGTGCCATTCTTCAGCCATTGGTGAATCTGCAAAATCATGGAAACAAGGAGTACCTAACGTAAAGTGTAATAATTTTGCATCTTCATTTTTTCCAAATTCATCAGGAAGCCAATTCCATTCAATAGGTAATTCGCCAATTAAGCTATCTTCTAACCAAGTAAATCTATGTACTTGCGCGCCTGTTGCATTTGAAACGAAATCAGTAGTTACAATACGATTTTCTTCATGACCACAATTCCACAATATTACGCTTGACCAATTCTTACGAGGATAATTTTCATTTTTTGATCCTAAATATTTTTCAGTCATACGAGTTTTATAATCGTGCTTTACAACCATAACAGCTTTTGATTCATCTCGCATATCCCAAAGCTTTGTTATATCATCACGTAAAATCATATCACCATCCATGAAGATAGCCCATCCTTTATATCCCATAAGATGCGGAATAAGAAACCTACTATATATAAAGTGGTTACTACCATCGGAGTGCTTTTCCTCGTATCCTTTTAACAGGTTAAGTGATAAAGGGTTTAAACTAATAGGAGATGTTGCATTTCTTATAATTGAATTTGCACATACATGATATGCAGCTGCCTCTCTTTTATCATATCCTATAAAAATCGGTATCATGATATGGATTTCCTTCTACTATGCATAATATCTAAAGTTAAGTTTTTTACTAAAATATTCTTTGGTTGTTTTATAATCCACTCAACAGTATCAGCAATATAGTCAGTATCCATTCGAGGATATTCTCTTCTGTGGTCAGTCATCGGAGTATTCATTCTTCCTAATTTTAAATGAACAATCTTGCATTCAGAATCTATTAGCTGCAGCTGAGTACATGCCTTTTCGAGTGAAGATTTGTGAATTGCATATTTATTAATTGTGTCTTTGTTTCCGTCTGCGCTAACACTTCCAACATTAATAATTGTGCAACTTTTATATTTATTTCTATTAAATAATTCATATAAAATATCAATCTGTGAATACTTATGATAAGCATTATTAATAAAAATATCAAATTCTTGTTTAAAGAAAGGATCGAGATTAAAGCTTAAATCATATCCGTTTGATCTACTTAATCCTATTACTTCATGATCTTTTGAAAACTTTTGATATAAAGATTTTCCAAGACCACTAGTATGTCCTGTGATGACTATTTTCATTTTGTGCTTTCGTATCTTTTTATATCTTCAACAACCATTTCGTGCATCATTAATTCAAATGTATAATTTGGCGCCCATCCTAATACTTTTTTTGCTTTACTTGAGTCGGCATGTAAACTGTGTAATTCGTTTGGTCTTTCAAATTCTTTATCAGATATAACATATTGTTCCCAATTTTTTATACCTGCCACTTTAAACGCCAGTTCACACATCTCTCTAACGCTATGTTTTATTCCTGTCGCAATAATAAAGTCTTCTGGAGTTTGATGTTGTAGCATAAGCCATTGTGCAAATACATAATCTTCTGCATGACCCCAATCCCTTTCGGCATCTAAATTACCTAATACAATTTTATCAGATATTCCTTTTACTATCCTTGCAACGCCGTCGGTAATCTTTCTTGATACAAATTCAATACCGCGAATAGGTGACTCGTGATTAAACAAAATACCCGAGCAAGCATGCATATTATAGCTTTCTCTGTAATTCTTTGTTATATGGAAACCGTATAATTTAGCAACACCATACGGACTTGCAGGCTCAAACGGAGTCTCTTCTGTTTGTCTGCCGTTTGTATTGCTGTTTCCAAACATTTCAGACGTCGCGGCTTGATAAAACTTACAAGAAGGTTTGACACGACGTATTGCTTCAAGACAATTGAGAGGACCTATAGCGTCAACATGAGTAGTTACATATGCAAGACGCCACGATCCTCCAACAAAGCTTTGAGCTGCTAAATTATAAAACTCATCAGGTTCTACAATTTCCATAATATCCATTAGACTACACATATCAGTAACATCACCTATGTGAGTCTTTAATCCCATTTCAAAAAGATTTAAATATTCCATATTTGACCAATTAGGACTAGTATATCTTTTTACTACTCCATGAACATTATATCCTTTTTCTAAAAGTAGTTTTGCAAGATAACAGGCGTCTTGTCCTGGAAAACCTGTAATTAAAGCTGTTTTCATTTTATATTTCCAATTATATCTGATACCATGTTTATTTCATTATGAAGACTTATTGAATCGTTTCCAATAAAAAAACCATTTTCGTGAAGATCGTCAGCGGCTTCGAATGTTCCTACGCTATCCCAATTTAATCTATCTATAACTGGGTTCTTCATAAAGTTGCCAGCAACAATAGGTCTTGTTTCTACGCCGCAATGTGTAAGAATATTAATTACTTCTTTGCGCCTTCCTTTTAAATGATCTTGAAGAACAAGCCCAAAACCAAACCAACTGCTTATACCAATTTCTTTTTGTAATCTTACTCCTGATATTTTTTGAAATGATTCTACTGCATGCCACGCATTTTTGCGTCGACCGAGCAACATATCAGGCCACTTCTTTAATTGTTCCTGTCCAATTGCACCACTCATTTCTAAAGGGCGTACACAGTATCCCGGGAGTATGAACTTAAAACTATCTTCAAACGGATCACCTGATTTTTTATATAATGGACTATCGTCTGCCATATCTCGTATCCAACCATGAGCACGTAAACTTTTTAAATATTCATATGTAAGCGGATCATCCGTTAAAACCATGCCACCTTCCATTGTTTGCATATGATGACTAAAGAAGAAACTAAACGTACCCATTTCACCAACAGATCCACATTTAAAGTTATATTCAGTTGAGGCTCCTAAACTTTCACAATTATCTTCAAGAAGAATGATATCATGCTTATCACACAACATTTTTAAATCGTGAAGATTTGATGAATTTCCTAACAAATTTACAGTAAAGATTGCGGCCGTATCTTCGTCAATAGCTTCTTCAACTTTATTCACATCTATGTTAAATGTATAAGGATCAACATCAACAAAACGAAGTTTATATCCCCATTGGTGTACAGGAAAATAAGTTGTGCTCCAACTAACTGCAGGAACAATAATATTTCCTTTATTTTTATATTTTGGATTAAGTGCTAAAGATGCAATCGTAATTAGGTTTGCGCTGCTACCACTATTTGTCATAACAGCATAATTGCTATCAAAGAATTGAGCAAACTGTTCTTCAAAAGCTTTTACTTGTTCACCCATAGTATAACGGCCGCTTTCAATTACGCGTTGAATTGCATCAACTTCTTCCGATCCCCAAGTATCGCTCGCCAATCTATATTTCATTTACTTGCCTCTTTAATCATATGAATGTTTTTAGCAATAGCGTAATTAAATTCAGTTCCTTGCTGATGCGCGTATAAACCTTCGCTTAATGCTCTACTAAAACTGGCAGACATGCCGTCTTGTTTAGATAATCTTTCACATGCTTCTTTAGTACTATAGCCTCCACTTAAACCAACGACACTATGTACTTTATCATGCTTCATAATATCTTTATAAAAATTTGGCTGTTCTGGTAAAGTAAGTTTAAGTGTACACTTCCCTTTAAATTGATCTAAATATTCTGATAACTTCTTAAGTAATAAGTCTTCTACTTTTTGTTTTTGATAATGGTCAATTGGAATTTCTGGTTCAACAATTGGCATTAATCCTTTATTGTTAATTCCTTCAGCTAAAGAAAATTGCTGTTCTAATATCATATCCATTTGATCTATATTTTTTACAATACTTCGCATTTTTGTTCCAACACAATTGTTTTGAATAGCAAAGTCACACATCTCTTTCCAATCAAATGTTTTTAAAGAACCGTTTCCTTCACACCCACTATCTATTTTTAGATATGATTTAATACCTTTTGTTTTTAATATTGGTACCATACCTCTTTCAACTGTATCTTTATAAAGTATGGCTGCTCTAATATTGTCACTTATAAAATCTGGTGATTGCACCATACGCAACCTCATCTTATGAACAAGATCCATTTTATTTTGTTCAGTATAAGGTTGTTCATAACGATCTAAAACGCCGCCTGTAGAACCGCCACTATGATCCATCGCTGCAATAAATGTAGTCATTTTATTTCATCCTTTAATTAAATCTTCAAGTGTTTTTAACACATTTTCGCTGTCATCCGCCACATCTAATTCAATCGCGGACTTAATACATTTTCTTGTAAAGTCTAAATCAAATCTTTGGCCTGACATATCCATTCCTGTATTAATTAAATACACATTACAATTATTTTCTTTTATCTTTTGCATTAATAAGTCACTATATTCACTTATTTTACGCGGCATAAAAGGAGATCCATAACACGGACTAAATAATGGTTTTATTTCTTCGGAGCCAGCTTCAGTACCTGGCATTTGACTTGTATATCCGGTTTCAAAAAACCGTCTTATTGTTTCTCCACTTATTTTACTTGAAGGTGGAAACACTCCTTTTGCATCCATAGTTAAAAAGAATATATTATCTGGATGATTAAATTGCTGTGGCTCATGATATGCATTTTCTACACAATTAATAGGATAACTTAAACGTGCATTTGATAACCCAGGATTTTCAATTACTAAAGTTTCACGGCTACGAGCTAATTCAACAGCATCAAAAATTGTTTTATGAGTTTCTGGTGTAAGACCTTCTGATTTTGCATAACAGCCCGTTTCAACCATTTGAATGCCGTTATGATTCCATAATACTTCGTCATCACTGATAAGTTGATAGTCAGGATCGCTACTAAGAGTTGTCTTACCTGTACCACTTAAACCAAACATAAGGTTTGTTGTATTATCAAATGTGAAAGCACTGCAATGCATTGGTAAAATATTTTTTGGAGGTGTTTCAAAAGAAATAATTCCAAATACACCTTTCTTAATTTCTCCAAGAAAAGTAGTGCCACCAATTAACATCACTTGCTCGTCTAAATGAACATAAATGTACGGTTCATCAACTTTCATTTCTGTATTGTGTATTATTGTCCAATCAGCAGTGTGATTAAGAGGATCATCTACAACTGTGAACATATTACGAACAAACTGTGCGTGTCTATCATCGTTTGTTTTAACACGGAAACACATATCTGAGGTATAGAAAACTAAATTATGATTATAGTCCATTAGATCCATACGCATATGCATTACTTGGTAATCCATTTCGTTACCAATTTTATTGTATTTTGGTCTAGATAAATCTAAAGCTTCATGTGCTTTGCTTCCAAAAAAATACTTATTTTCAGGCGACCGTCCTGAAGGGTTTGTACTAATTTCAATATTACTCATAAGTTTCTCCTGTTTCACGGAAGAAATTTTCACTCCAAAAGGCTTTATCGTCAATCCAAACATCATAGTGTTCTTTTTTACCAACACTTAATTCATGGTATTTTGCGCCCCATTCATCTAATTGATTTTTAGTTAATTCGTAATAATCAACTTTACTTACCGCACCCCGCGCAGTCATATATTTAATTTCATGACCTGCGTCGTATAATTTATTTACTTTAGCTATACGATCCATCATTGGCTCGTGTTTACTATAATCTTTTTTACCGTTTGGCAAAAGCACTTCTTTACAGATAGTACCGTCAATATCAATCACATATTTCATTATTTAAGAGATCCTTTCCATTGTATAGAGCTATTTATGAATTTATAAGTTCTTGGGTCGGCGGCTTCTTTCATTTTATATTGTCCGTGTGCAAGACTTGAAAAAAGAGGAAGCCGATCTTTTTCTATTAAATTTTCTATTTCACTTATATTGTGTGATAAAGGGTAAGCTGGACAAAACTTTTCACATATAACAGGTATGCCTCTTTGAAGTGCAGTTAACGCTACGGCGCTATTATAAGTAACAACACAGTAAGCTTTATTTAATGCCTGGTCAAGCGTTTCATCATAAATATATTTTTCTTTGTCCTTTTGTAATAACATCATATCGTCCATGATAGGACCGTTTTTTCTTCTTACAACAATTGGTCTATCTGTATGCTGTTTTATTTTTTTCGTAATAATTGTTTCCCAATTTGTATCATCAAAAACACGAGCGGTAGAATTACTAGGTGGAAAAACTAAAATATTTTTCTTTTGTTTAAAATTATAATCATTAAATTCTAAAGAAAAATTTGAATTAAACCTATCTGAATTGGCATTAGGTAAAATTTGATTTTGACAAAATCCGTTTTTTGTAATTCGCATCCAATGTGGTTTTCCGTATCCCGCATTAAAATATGCATGGTCTATATAGTAAAATGGAATATTATTTGTAAGCGCCGATTTTAATATATGATAATTTCCACGGAGGATTCCTGCAAAAACTAAACCTGTTGCATCATACAATTTTTTAGACTTTACCTTTCTTGGCATGCCAGGCCTTTTTTCAATAATAGATAAAAATTGTCTTGTATATACAAGTTTTCCACCTATTCCGATCGCTACTTGTTTTAAATAACGATCTTGCTCTTGTTTTCCTGTTAAAAAAACATATATCATCTTACGTTATTCCAATATTTATGTTCCCTTTGAACCACTAAATCTTTTCTGTGGCTTGTGCCTTTTCTTTTCCGTGGACCTTTCATATGATCCATAAACTCTCCAAGCGGACCATTAATAAATGGATGATTGCTTTTTACGTCAGGACTTAAATTGTGCCAATGCCTATCATCAAATTGTAACTTAGCCGCGTCGTAAGTATGACAATCAGTCCACTTATCAAGTTTAAAAATTGTATCTTGAATATAGTAATCTTTCCAAGTATTTAAAAACGGTTTAGCTATTTCGTGGTCCATATTAAATATATGAAACCCAGTTTCGGTATACATCCAAGGTCTTGCAAGATATCCTGCAAACTTATCTGTGGGAATCCAATTTAGTATATCTTTAACTTGAACCGGTGAATGTGTTCTACTATCTCCATCAAGCCATATAAGTATATTTGTTTCTTCTTCCTCAAGGAATTGAAAAAGAGTAAAAACTTTATGACTAAATCTTACGGCATCATACATATAATCTTTATTACCATTTTTAGATTTGGCACCTAATCCATTTGCTTCTTTATTATTTTTATGTCTTTCTTTAAATTTTAACAAATCAGGATGTTTAAGTATTTTATATTGTACTCTATTGTCTCTTATCAAATTTCTTTTAGGAATAGGATCGTCAACATATACAGTTAGATACGTATCTTGAGGCCAATGCTGTATAAAACCTTTTACTAATAACGCTCCAGTTTCTCCCCAACCTTCAAGACTAAAACACGTGACCGCATTTATTTTCATGTGTTATCCTTTCTTTCAAATACTAAACCACGTATTTTTACAAACTGCTGTCGAGGTTTTCTTATTTGTCCGTTCATTAAAGTAACTGATGCGTTTCTTACGGCCATAGTTTCTTTTAAGTTTATATTAAATCCAAATTGCTGAAATACATTTACCCAATAGATTTCTGATTGTTCGTTTACGTGATTTTTACCACCCCAAAATGGCGGAGCGGCAGTAAGAATAACTCTTTTGCATTTACGAAAATCTTTCATAAATATTGGAATACATTTTTCTTCAACGTGTTCAACAAACTCTACACTCCAACCAAGATCGAAATCTAATTCAAATCTTGATGAATTTATTCTATAATCCACTTGTTGAAAATTATCTGATTTTGGTAACTCGCTTGTCCCATCAACACCATAAGCATGCATACCAAGCTTAGC